CGGTGTTATGATGACTGCCAACGATATGTTATATTGGCAAGTACCAGCATCAATGATGTTACCTGGTGGTTCACCTGGTGGTGGAGATGCACCTGTAGGTGGTAGAGAAGAGGTAGATATGGAAACAAATCCACCAACAATTAAAGCAACTGCAGTATCATTCCCAATCTTATTACACGAGTTAATTAAAGGGATTAAAGAATATTTCTCAGCATATTCAATGGACGATTTATCGTCTGAACAAGCAGAGAAAGTTATGGAATTAGAAGATACATTAGATAAAGAGATTTGGGATTTACGTTTAGGTCCAGCAATTTGGGACAGATTCAGAGCTTCTTATCCGAGTGATATCTTAGAAGATGAAGAAAAAAGATACTTACAAAACGCATTATACGCTGAGTTCGTAAACTTAGACGCTAAGACACTTTTATCATTAGCGAATGAAGTTGTAAAAGGGACCAATCAAGGAAAACAAACGTTACAACAATTAGTCGATGGTATTATCGAAAGAATGAAAGGTGAAGATGCTGAAGAAGCGATGAGTGCATTTAGAAGTAATATGGAAGATATTTCTGACGGGTTCAATGACGACGACTTAGGTGATTTCTTATCGGGATTAGGTATTTCATTAAACTAAAAAATACACACACAATCATATAAAAAGAGGACTTATGTCCTCTTTTTTATTTGTAAAAAAGGTATGATTGTATTTATATTATATGAGAATACTTTACGCACAACACTTAGACCTTAGTCTTAGGGCAGGATTTAACAGGTTTTTTAATAGGGAGGTTAAGCAAGATATTATCGATATGACAAGAGTGTCGATAAAATCAACGCTAAAATTCTATAGTGATATTCATTTATATGTGGACATTGATAGTTATCAGTACTTTGATGACTTACCTGTGACTCTTCATGAACTTAAGACTCTTCCTGAGATATTTTGTGGCGCTAAATTAGAGGTCCTTAAAGACCAAAAAGATTTAGATTTCATATGGGTCGACCCTGATATATTTATTTCATCACCTTTTGATATTGATTACACTAAATCATTTATGGTGGATAAATCCACTAAATTAGATGATATGTATTATGAGAGGTTATCTTACTTTTCTAAAGAGTATCCTAAGTATGAAATGGTGGGTGATTGGTTAAATAGTGGGTTATTATGGTTTAGAGATACTGATGTAATGGAGTACCATATTAAACTATATGAGGAACTATTAACACTCAGTACTGACGCACGTATAGTGGAAAGTTGGAATATATCTCATTGTGGTAAAAAATTTGGTTATGGTAAGTTTAATCATACCAAAACACAATACCTTCACTTTGATGGATACAAAAAATTCTTTGATGTAAGTAAGAATATGATAAAAGGATTAGAAAAATTATTATAAAAAATGAAAGATATTATACCATTATTTAAAGTATTTATGTCTCCAACGGCAAAACATGAGGTTTCTAAAGTGTTGGATTCAGGATACATTGGGCAAGGACCTAAAGTTGAAGAATTTGAATCTTTAATTTCCGACAGGTTTGGTAATGATAAGTTTGTTACGGTCAATAGTGGAACCAGTGGGTTACATTTGGCTTTACATCTTTTAAAGAAACCAATGGACAAACAAAATTGGCCAGGTGTTGTAGATGGTGATGAGGTTTTAACCACTGCACTGACATGTACCGCAACAAATTTCCCTATAATCGCCAATGGATTACATATTAAGTGGGTCGATATTAATCCGAAAACATTAAATATGGATTTGGATGACTTAATTTCTAAATTAAGTCCTAAGACAAAAATTATTATGGCAGTTCATTGGGGTGGATATCCTAATGATTTAAACGAATTAAAGAAAGTTCAAGAAATATGTTTTAACCTTTATGGTTTTAGACCTATGATAATTGAAGACGCGGCCCATTCATTTGGTAGTGAGTACGATGGAAAGTATATTGGTAATCATGATAACATTGTGGTTTATTCGTTCCAAGCAATTAAACACTTAACCACTGGTGACGGTGGTGGTATTTTTTTCCCTAATGATGAATTATATAAAAGAGCGAAACTGTTGAGGTGGTACGGCATTGATAGGGAGGAAAACAAAAAAGATTTTAGATGTGAAGAAGATATTGTTGAATGGGGGTTTAAATTTCATATGAATGATATTAATGCCACTATCGGTATTGAAAATTTAAAACATATTGATGGTATAATCGAGACTCATATAGACAATTCGAATTATTACGATAATAACTTAAAAGACGTTGAAGGTGTAACACTTTTAGAGAGAGAAGACGGGTTTAAACCATCTTTTTGGATTTATTCTATGATTGTTGACGATAGAGACGGTTTTTATAAGTGGATGAAGGAATGTAACATTATGGTCTCTCAAGTTCATGAACGTAACGATAAACACACTACAGTGAGTCAATATAGAACTACACTACCCGTATTAGATGATACAATAGGTAAGGTAGTATCAATACCAAATGGTTGGTGGGTTACGAAAGAACAAAGAGAGTATATTGTAAATTGTATAAAAAAAGGTTGGTAATGACTAAACAAGAATTAGCCGCAGAATATAGTAAATGTCTTAGGGACACTCCATACGCACTTAGAACGTATTTGGAGACCTATGATAATACACAACAGATGTATGTACCTTTCGTACTTTTCCCTGACCAAGAGAAATTGATTAACGATTACGACACATATAATGAAAATTTGGCCTTAAAATATAGACAGGCGGGTGTTTCAACTGCAACGGCAGCATGGGCAAGTAAAAAACTACAGTTTGCCTCACCTAAGAGACCTGAAAAAATCCTAATCATTGCGAATAAGTTAGATACCGCAAAGGAAATGTTAACTAAGGTTAGAGGATTCTTAAACCAATGGCCCGATTGGATTAATGTTGGATTCTCGAAGGACAAAGATTCTCAGTCACATTTTAGACTTAATAATAGTAGTGAGGTAAAGGCGGTTGCAACATCTATGGATGCCCTGAGGGGTTACACTCCTACAATACTAATATTTGATGAGGCGGCCTACATTGAAGCAGGTGACGACTTTTGGGCAGCCTGTATGGCATCGCTATCTACGGGTGGTAAGGTGATTGTGGTATCAACACCTAATGGGTTTGATAAAATCTATTACGAGATTTACGCTCAGAGTCAGTCAGGTATGAATGATTTTAAAATCACTGAAATGGTGTGGTACAAAGACCCTAGATTTACAAAGGATTTAGTATGGGTAAAATGTAAGGACATCATTCATTATATGTTAAATAGAGAGCAGTATGAGGATTCTGACGTGTTATTAAAAAACAACAATCAGGATGAGTTTAGTCAGTTAATGAAGGACGGATATAAACCATATTCAGGATGGTTTGAGCAAATGTCTAAAAAATTAAAATACGACAGACGTAAGATATCACAGGAATTAGAGAATAACTTTTTAGGTTCAGGAGATAATGTTATTCCTGCGGATACTATTGAACGTATTAAGAATACGATGATTGAGGAACCTAAAGAAAAATATATGGCAGGACAATTATGGTTATGGAAAGAACCGATTAAGGGTCACCGATATATTATGGGGGTTGATGTATCTCGTGGAGATAGTGAAGATTTCTCATCAATAACAATTATAGATTTTGACACGAGAGAACAGGTAGTCGAATATTTAGGAAAAATACCACCAGATGAATTGGCGGATGTTTGTTTTAAGTGGGGAACTATGTACAGTGCGTTTACTGTTGTCGATATCACTGGTGGTATGGGAGTTGCGACCGTTAGAAAACTACAGGAATTAGGATATAAAGATTTATATACTGACGGTGTCAATGCATTTGATAAGTGGTCGTGGAATCCAAAGGCTCAGGAAAAGATGCCGGGATTATCTTTTAACTCTAAAAGGACACAAATAGTTGCGTCTTTTGAAGAGGCATTAAGACATAATTTCGTTGTAAGGTCATCTAGGTTAGTTAATGAAATGAATACGTTCGTTTATATTAATGGAAAGGCCGACCACATGAAAGGACAACACGATGATTTAATTATGGCGATAGCGATGTGTATTTATGTTGGGGAATTTTCTTTTTCGTTACTTAAAGCGTCAGAAGAAAGTACTAAAGCGTTATTAGAAGGTTGGACCGTAACTGAGAGGGAAAAGATTCCTGGAGGAATATTCTCTCCTACATCATCACCGTATGACCCGTTAAGGGGATTACAGAATAATGGTAACAGAAGAAATAATGTTGCAACACAACAAGATTATCAGGATTTTTCTTGGCTTATGAAGTCGAGAAGAAGAAAAAGTTAATGATTGACTAATAATAATTTAAGAACTATTATTATTCTGAATATTTATATAGAACTATGGCAGAGCAAAAGTATACAATCTATCAAAGATTAGGAGGATTATTTAATGGGGTTCAAGGTGGAACACCTTTAAGTGACCCTACGCCTACATATAACTTTGATAGAAAAGAATTATTACGTACTGACAATAAAGAGGAGTACGAATTAGAAAAGTTACAGGCTCAGCAGTCAATGTACCTTACAGGTCAATGGAAAAAAGTTGATAGTGAGTTGTATCAGAAAGCGGTTTACCACGAACCAAATAGAATGGCGGGGTATTACGATTATGAATCTATGGAGTTCACTCCTGAGATATCTGCCGCGTTAGACATCTACGCTGAAGAAGCAACTACTATGTCAGAACAGGGGTATATGTTAAACATATATTCAGAGAGTAAAAGAATTAAATCAATTTTAGGTGATTTATTCAACAACATATTAGATATCGACACTAACTTACCAATGTGGACAAGAAATACGTGTAAGTATGGTGATAATCTTTTATACCTTAAATTAGACCCTAAGAAGGGTATTATTGGAGCAAATCAATTACCAAACTTAGAGATAGAAAGAGTAGAGAAAGGAATGCACATTAGTGGTTCTCACGGTAATACTGCTGATTCGGCAGAGGCAAGAGAAACTAAGTACGTTTGGAAAGAAAAGATGTTAGAGTTTAATGTATGGGAAGTTGCTCACTTTAGATTATTAGGTGACGATAGAAAATTACCGTACGGTACATCTATGTTAGAAAAAGCAAGACGTATTTGGAAACAATTAGTTTTGGCTGAAGATGCGATGTTAATCTACAGAACTTCGAGAGCACCTGAAAGAAGGGTGTTTAAAGTATTTGTGGGAAATATGGACGACAAAGATGTTGACCAGTATGTAAACAGAATTGCGAATAAGTTTAAACGTGATAACGTAGTAGACCCTATGAATGGTAATGTCGACCAAAGATATAACCAAATGGCGGTTGACCAAGATTACTTTATTCCTGTTAGAGACCCTAACGCACCTAACCCTATTGATACACTACCTGGAGCTCAGAACTTATCTGAGATTGCAGATATCGAGTACATCCAAAAGAAGTTATTAGCGGCACTTAGAATCCCTAAAGCATTCTTAGGTTTTGAGGACGTAGTTGCTGATGGTAAGAATTTATCATTACAGGATATTAGATTCGCAAGAACAATCAATAGAATTCAAAAGGCAATGATTCAGGAACTGAATAAGATTGCTATTATACACCTATACATGTTAGGTTTAGAGGATGAGTTAAACAACTTTACTTTAGGTCTTACAAATCCATCAACACAATCTGAATTACTTAAGGTTGAGGCATGGAAGGAAAAAATATTACTATATAAGGACGCGGTTGGTGACCCTGGTAATGGTATTTCTGCAGTTTCACATACGTGGGCTAAGAAAACTATTTTAGGTATGTCAGATGAGGAAGTTAAGTTAGACTTACAACAACAACGATTCGAAAAGGCCATTGCTACTGAATTAGAAAATACCGCAAACGTAATTAAGAAAACGGGAGTATTCACAAACTTAGATAACCTATACGGAGAACCTGAATCAGAAGAAACTGAAGAAGGTGGTGATGGTATGGATTCTGAATCTGATGGTGGTGATATGGGTGGTATGCCACCTGAAGGTGATGTTGGTGATTTAGGAGGTGACTTAGATTCTGGCGGTGATATGGAAGAATTAGGTGAGTCATCATATAATGACTTATCGGTAATATTAGAGAATAAAGATTTCGGTAAACCTTCTACGTTAGACCTTTCTAAAGGACAGAAGGAAATTGCTGAAATGGAAAATACACTTAAAAAGATGTTAGGCGAAAGCAATTAACGGATTTTTAAGATATTTATATAAAAAGTTTATATTATGAACACCTTAGGGAAATTAAGAAATCAAGTCTACACAAAGTTAGCTGAATCATATACTAATAAGTCTGAATTCAAAAGAACATTGAATATGTTCATGTCAATACTAAATGAAAATACTAATCTTAAGAAAGTATTTAACATTTATTCTGACATCGAAAATAAGACAATCGAGAATAAAGAAATTGCTAGTGAGTTCATCATTGAAGCCGTTAATGAAATTAAAGATTTAATGAATACTGAATCTTATAAAAATGGTTTAACTAAACTTAATACTACCTTTGGTGATGTTGTCACTGAGGATACTGATTTCTCTAACAACTTAGACACGTTAGTTCATAAGAATGGTTACGATACTTTAGTTGAAAGAATCGAATCTAAAAAATACCTAATCAATAAATTAACTACTGAGAAAGTGGTTAGTGAGTCTATGACCGCAGTTACACCTTCAATTTTGGTGAGTTTATTAACCACTAAATTTAACGATAAGTTTGATGTAATGAGTGAGTCTGAAAAAGAAAGATTTAAAAGATATACTACGTTAACCTCTACGGAGATTTCTGAAAGTATAGACACACTTAAGTCTGAAATAACTGAAACAATTACTCCATTAAAAGATAATAGCGATTTAGCTTCATTGATTTCCGAAGTGGAAAGTGAAGTTAATAATTCGAAAAATGACTTAAGTTCTTTAGTAAGATTAGAAGAGTTAAAAGAAAACTTAGTTTAATTATTTTCTAAGTCGTTCTTTTTCTGAATATAAATTGCTTTAGATTTTTCTCTTCTTTTTGTTGCTGATGGTTTAGTGTATTGTTTTCTATCTCTAAGTGATTGTAACTGCTTAACATTTCTTACTTTTCTTTTATATCTCTTAAGCATACTCTCAATAGATTCATTTTTCTTAGGTTTAATTATTAACATATATTGTTTTTTAGATTTATGGAAGTTTATTCTAATATAAATATACGAAAATTATCTAAGTATTAGACACTTATATTGTTTTATTTTTGACTCATCGTATTGTGTTTACTATATTATCAATAATAGTCACAATAAACAAAAGAAAAGAATGAACATATATGAAGTCAGGGAAATACATCGATTTAGATGTAAACGATAATTTTAAGTGTGGTTACGGAACCGTAGATTCTAAAAATTTAAAATCAATATACACTAAAATCTCGTGTTGGATTGTACCAACAATAAGTACTGAAAATTGGTCCCCCGTTATAGGAGGACTTAAAAGAAAGATATCAAGTAAAATAAACGAATCACTTAAATCTAATCCTAATTTTAAACACGACAGATATATCGTAGATTTAGATATTCGGGCAAGTGGACTTGAAAGAGGTAAAAAATCATATATGAATTGTGAAATCACACTATTCACAAATGGTAGTCATGAAATAAAAGAAGACCCATTCAAAGGTAATATTAGTAATTTAATTAGTAGTGTTATAGATGAATCGGTTGTTAAGTATGACAAATTCTCGTATCATAAAAATAAAAGAGGGTAATCCCCTCTTTTATCATTTACAACCATATACAATTTTTTCTTTGTAGTTATATATTTATAGTATAGTTAATACGACTATGTTATGAAAATATTAAAACCAACAGAAACGAATACAAAAGGAATCCTAATCGAATACGATGCAGGTCATATTTCCCCTAATGATAATAAAGAGATTATCAGAGAGATGAAGGAGATGGACAAAAAGGGTGACTTTATTATGTATGCCGTTTTACAGAAATATGATACCCCAAATAAGAATGGTAGAATATATGGTGAAAGAATCTTAAAAAGAGAAACAGAAAATTACAAAAAACTTATAGAACAAGGAAGAGCATTAGGTGAGTTAAATCACCCTGAGACTTCTTTAGTAGATTTAGAAAGAACATCACATAGAATTACTGAGTGTTGGTGGGACGGTAAAATCTTAATGGGGAAAGTTGAGTTACTTACTTCAGAGGCGTTTCGTACAACAGGACAGATAACCTGTATGGGTGATATCGCGGCTAACCTATTACTACACGGTGTTGTGTTAGGTATCTCATCAAGAGGTGTCGGTTCTTTAAAGAAAACAGGAGAACATAACGAGGTACAGGATGACTTTGAAATGGTATGTTTTGATTTAGTATCATCACCATCTACACCAGGTGCTTATCTATTCCAAGAAGAAGGAGATAGAGAGAAGTACTCAGAATCTATTGATAGTGACGAACCAACAATGGATTCTAAGACTGCTGACCTAATGAAGAAATTTAATTCTTTTTTGGGAAAATAGTATAAAAACAGATATTTATTCATTAGTAGTGGACTTTTTTGTCACTACAAATATATTTATATACATAATAAACATAATTGAACATAGAAAAAAATGGCAAAATCAATTTTAGAAGAAGCATTACTTCAGGTAACACAACTTGAAGAAGCGGTAAAAAAGAACGCAAAAGAAATACTTGCTAACACAATGAAGCAAGAAATTGACGAACTTGTAAGAGAATCTATGGAAGAACCTCAGGAAGAAGAAGAAGCAATTGCTGAAACTTCGGACGTTGAAATGGAAGAGTCTACGGACGAAACTGAAATCGACGAACAACTTGAGGATTCGGACGAAGATGCAGACGAAGATGAAGACGAGTCTGATGACGACGAAGAAGTAATGGATGTTGACTCGGAAGAGGAAGACGAACTTGACTTAGACGTTGAAATGAAAGATATGTCTTTTGATATGGATGACATCGAAATGCCATCGTTAGAATTACCATCACTTGATGATGAAGAGGAAGACGAAGTCATTGACATGACAGGGGCATCTGACGAAGAGATTCTAAAAGTTTTCAAAGCAATGGGCGATGAAGACGGAATAATCGTATCACAAGACGAGGAAGGAACTGTCCACTTAGAGGACGGTGATGACGAGTACAGAATCGAAATGAACGAATCGGAAGAAGAAGATACTGAAGAAGTAGCTGAAGAAGAAGAGGTTGTTTACGAGATTGAATTGGACGAAGAAGAAACTGAAGAGGTTGAAATCGAGGAATCTGAAGAGATTGAAATCGAAGAAACTGAAGAAGAAGAAACTGAAGTCGAAGAAGGTGATATGGAGGAAGCATCAAGAACTCACGCGGCAGACGCTAGAGTACCTTCAAATCAAGGTAAAAAATATCAAGCAGGTCGTAAAGACTTGTCTGAAGATGTTGAAGCTTTAAAGAATAAGAATGTTGAGTTAACTGAAGCATTAAAAGTATTTAGAAATAAGTTAAACGAAGTTGGAGTATTCAACGCGAACTTAGCTTACGCAACTAGACTGTTTACAGAACACACAACAACTAAAACTGAGAAGTTAAATATCTTAAAAAGATTTGACAGTATTGAAACATTAAAGGAATCGAAATCTTTATACAATACTATCAAGAATGAGTTAGCAGGTTCAGATAATAAATTAACTGAAACTGTTGTTAATAAAATTTCATCATCACCAAAATCTGGTTCATCAGAGAAATTAGTGGAGTCTAAAACATATGAGAACCCACAAATTATCAGAATCAAAGAGATGATGGGAGTTTTAAAATAATAAAATAATAAATTAAATTAAATATCCAATTAAAATGGGAGCATTATTAGAATCAGGATTAGTTGGTAACATCGGGTTAAAACACCTAAAAGTTATCAAAGAAGACACAATCAACAAATGGGACAAATTAGGCTTTTTAGAAGGTCTTAACGGTCACCAAAAAGAAAATGTAGCACAGTTATTTGAAAACCAAGCATCACATTTAATAAACGAAGCAGCACACACGGATTCATCAGGTTCTTTCGAAACTGTTGTATTCCCTATCGTAAGAAGAGTATTCTCTAAATTATTAGCTAACGATATCGTATCTGTACAAGCGATGAACTTACCAATCGGTAAATTATTCTTCTTTGTACCTAAGATTCAAGAAAGAACTTCTACTGACGGACACTACGGAGTATACGGAGCACCAGGTAGCGAATTAGCACCAGATGCAGGTTTTGATGCAGGAGCTAAAAACTTATATGATAGATTTTACGAAGATGGGTCAAACGACTCAGGAATGTATGACTATTCAAAAGGTAAATTCCAAGTTGCATCTTACGATAATACTGATGTTGATGAGTTAACAGTTACTTTTCCAGCAACTGGAGAAACAG